TTCAGTATCTTTCATAATGTCATCTCCTTGAATGTGCTGACATTATAATGCTGCTGGATCATTGTTACTGTCCATATATTTGTACAATATTAAAATATGTTCACCATTTTGCTAATATAGCCAAGAATAAATAGCAGCATAGAAAAATTAAATAAGGAAAGCTATAATAAAAGAGCTAAATTCAAACTTAAAGATCAATTATTTGCAAATAAAACGGATCATGCTAAACAAAGAAGTAAAAAAAGAAATATTGATGATAGAGCAATTGAATATGCAAAGAAAAATGCAATTCATGTAACTGAAATTTATTATGATAGAAACGGCAAACCTTGTATGAATTATATAGGGTTTAAAATTACTACAGTTGTAAATCCAGAAACGAATGTAGTAATTACAACATATAGAACACCATCTTCTATGAGAAAAAAATACAAAAAAGTAAAATGAATACAAAATTTAGTGAAAAGCAAATTAAATATATAAAGGATGTTTTAAACGAAAAAAGTAATATTTCAATTGATGCTTTAAAGTTGTCCGATGACCAAGTTTGTAGTATTTTTGAAAAGGCATCTGTTCGTTTAATGGTGTATGGCTTTGATAAAGAATACGAACCAACTTATGATGGTTTAATGTGTGAAAGCATTTTAGATATCTTAGGTGATTTATAATGGCAAAAGATGATTATTATGTGATTGTTTACAAAATACTTGCATATCTTTATGTGCAGCTGAAAAAAGGTGAATCAGTTGAAGCAGAAATGCTTATGTATGATGGTGACTTATTTCAGATAAACAGAACCTATTGGGTATACATCTTTGAGAATCTATCAAAGGATGGATATATTACTGGATTGTCAAATATTACCGTAGGCAATGGCTATTATTTGAAAGAACAGTTTCCTAACTGTCAAATTACACCAAAAGGCATTGATTATCTTTGCGAAAATTCATTGGTTGAAAAAGCAAAACAGTTTCTGAAAGACATTAAAGATATCACACCACTTATTTAGAACCAGCAAACATAAAGATATTTTAGATCAGAAAAAAATAAAAGAAAAGTGGGACCCCCCTATCACCATAGCAGGATACCACTTCTCTACAAATACAATAGCACACACATAAGAAAAATAAAGAGGTAGCTCATGGCAAAAGACGATTATTACACATTGGTAGCTAAGATACTTGTTTATCTATATAAAAAGTACAAGCAAAAAGAAATTGAAAAAGATTATATTTCACCTTTAACAAAAGATTTTCCTGTAAAAGATGAACAATTGATGGAAACTGTATCAATGATGATTGAACAGGGATTGGTTAAAGGTACATGTGTAAAGGCTTGGGGTGGTGATATTGTGATGATTGATTATCAAAGTCTTAAAATAACACCTGATGGAATTGATTATCTTCAGGATAATTCAAAGATTAGAAAGATTTGTGAAACACTAATTGAAGCTAAGCCTATTTGGGAATTGTTTTTATAACACGGCAACCGTACAGGTTGCTTTTATTTTGAGGTGGATAATGGATTATTTTCAAAAAGAGAAAATTAAAAACATTTTTAAAGCTTGTATTCATGCTTTAATCGGTGCAACTATTGCAATTGCGACAATGAAATTATTTGGCTAAAAACAACGTGATTAATGTAGTGATAAAAGCAACTAAAGAAGGGAAAATTATATGAGTGATAATTGCTGACAGTAGATCACGCAGCCTTAAATATGAGTTTTCTTTTCCAATATACTTCAATTGATAAATATAAGGAACTTTAGTTTTAAAAACAAGATTATTATCAATTAGATATTGCATAGTTTCTTTGAAATCACATGATTTAACTTTATATGAAGAAAATATATCATTTCCAATAGTTTTGCTAGTTTCTTCAATATTTATTTCTGATATTGGATAAACTCTCTGATTGTATATGTCTATATAAACGTATGAACTTAAAGAAGTTTGTACGTTTTTAATAGCTGTCAGCAATGTTCTTGCATCTTTAGGAAGTGGTACAGAATTCATAAATTATTACCTCAATATATTCAAATTATAGGAGATACAAAATGATAAATAAAGAGATTAGAGCACCCAACAGAATAACATCAGGATAAGGAGGATACATGGCAGAACCTAAGAGATTAGGTCGCCAGACTCCTACAAAATCCGTAGTTTTACCATATGAGAACACATATGGAAAAGAAGCAATTGATATCTATGAAAAGACTGGCAGACAGGCACAGGACTGGCAGAAGCTTCTGATCTATGACATTCTTTCGTACAACGATGAAGGATTATGGATCCATACAAAGTTTGGTTATGCAGTTCCTAGACGTAACGGTAAGAATGAAGTCATTACGATTCGTGAAATGTATGGATTGATTGAAGGTGAGCAAGTTCTTCACACAGCACATAGAACACCTACATCATCTAGTGCTTTCTATAGACTGCTAAAGCTGTTGGAAGATGCAGGATATAAAGACAAACATGATTATATTGCTCATAAGCAATACGGACTTGAAACAATTGAATTTCCATCGAGCGATGGAAAAGTCAGCTTCAGAACCAGAACATCTAAAGGTGGACTTGGTGAAGGCTTTGATTTGATGATCATTGATGAAGCACAAGAATATCAAGATGATCAAGAGACAACATTAAAGTATGTTGTTTCATCCTCAAAAAATCCTCAGACACTGTTCTGTGGAACACCTCCAACAATGGTGTCCAGTGGGACCGTATTTATGAAAATGAGAAATAAGGCGCTATCTGGTGAGACAGAGAATACCGGCTGGGCGGAATGGTCTGTTGATTCGATGACAGATGTTCACGATGTAGAAGCTTGGTATGAAACCAACCCATCATTAGGTACGATCTTTACAGAACGTATCATCAAAGATGAAATTGGGGATGATAATCTTGATTTCAACATTCAGCGTTTAGGATACTGGTCAAAGAAGAATCTGAAATCTTTCATTTCGGAAGTGCAGTGGAATGAATGCAAGCTCACTTCTCTTCCAGAACTGAAAGGAAAACTTTATGTCGGTATCAAATTTGGAATTGACGGTCAGAATGTGGCAATGTCTATCGCATGTAAGACCACAAACGAAAAAGTATTCGTAGAGTCTATAGACTGTCAGCCAAGACTCAATGGTAATAAATGGATGCTGCGCTTTCTAAAGCAGGCAGATATTGCATCTATAACCATTGACGGAAATGGATCTTCGACTCTTGAAGAAGAACTGAAGGATATGAAACTGAAACATATCATTATTCCAAAGACATCAGAAGTAATTACGGCCAATGACGTATTTAAAACATCTCTGGATCAAGGCCTGGTTGTTCATATGGGGCAGCCATCACTTGCTCAGTCAGTCAGCAACTGCCAGAAGAGACTGATAGGAAGCCAAGGCGGTTATGGGTATCAAAGTATCAAGGAAGGCATAGACATATGCCTTATGGAAAGTATGGTTTTCGCTTTCTGGCAGGCAAAGACCGCTAAAGAAAGACGAAAACAGGTTATTCACTATTAAAGCAGCTTATCTCAGCTGCTTTTTTAGATATTACGTACACTACACGGAAAGTAGGAAAAGGAGACTTAAACATGACATTCACACCAATTGAAACACAGGAAGCATTCGAAGCAGCATTGAAAGAGAGACTTGAGCGTGAGCGCTCAACTATGACTAAAAAGTTTGAAGGCTATACATCACCTGAAGCACTTCAGAAGATTAAGGATGAATATGACTCTAAGATCAAAGGCTTGAATACTTCAATCACAGAAAATGCGAACAAGTATGCAGACTATGACAAACAGCTTGCAGAAAAAGATGCCAAGATCAGTGCTTACGAGACCGACTCGGTAAAAATGAGAATCGCACATGAGAATGGAATCCCTTATGAGATGGCTTCTAGATTATCTGGAACTACAGAAGAAGACATCCGCAAGGATGCAGAAGCATTATCTAAATTCATTGGTAATCGAGGACAGGTACCACCTTTAGCAAATCACGAAGATCAAAAAGGTGATACATCTAAACAGATTTATTTACAGATGGCGAAAAACCTAAGAGGAGAATAACAAATGGCAACAATCACAAAAACTACAAATTTATTTCCAGCGGAATTTATTCCACAGATTTTCAGCAAAGTAGCTGGTCATTCTACATTGGCAAAGCTTTCAAAGCAGAAACCTATTCCATTTTCAGAAACATCACAGTTTGTATTTACAATGGATGGTGAAGCATCTATTGTCGGCGAAGGCGATGCCAAACCAGCAGGTGATGCAGGATTTAAACCAGTAACAATCGCACCAATCAAGTTTGTGTATCAGCACAGACTTACAGACGAATTTGTGAACATGTCTGAAGAAAAGCAGGTTCCATATTTGCAGGCTTTCACAGACGGTTTTGCAAAGAAGATGGCAAGAGCACTTGATATTGCAGCAATGCACGGTGTAAATCCTGCAACAGGTAGTGCCTGTGAAGCTATTGCCAGCAAGAACTTTGATATGGCAGAAGTTGGATCCGTAACAGTAACAGCCGGTTCTGAAGATGATACTCTCGATGCAGCGATTCAGACAATTGTTGCATCTGATGGAGCAATTACTGGTATTGCAATGGCACCGGCCTTTGGAAGCGACTTAGCTAAAATCAAAGTAAACGGTGTAGTTCAGTATCCTGAATTCAGATTCGGTGGCAATCCTGGTACATTCGCAAGTGTTCCTTCTGATATTAACAACACTGTTTCATTCAAGACATCAAAGGATTTAGCAATTGTCGGTGACTTTGCTAATGCATTTAAATGGGGCTTCGCAGAAAACATTCCAATGGAAGTCATTGAATATGGTGATCCAGATGGACAGGGCGACTTAAAGAAAACCAACCAAATTGTATTGAGAGCTGAAGCATACATTGGCTGGGGTATTTTAGATAATGCTTCATTCAAGAAGATTGTAAAGGCTGAAGCATAAGAACTATGAAATACAGAAATATTAAAAACGGCTCTGTGATCGATATTTCCTGTATTCTGAATGATGTGGATTGGAAGGCTTTAGAGCCTTCCGAGCCACAGCCAGTTGAAGAACCACAGGAAAATGAAGATTCATCTGTTGAAGAACCACAGGCAGAAGAACCTAAGAAACCGCAGAAGAAAACCGGAAAGAAAGGATGATGATTTATGAGTGAACCATTTGCTACAGTAACAGATGTTATTAATCGGTACAAACTGCTGACATCAGAAGAAACTGCCAAGGCAGAAGTGCTTTTAAGAGATGTATCCAGTGCTTTGAGAATCAAGGCAAAGGAATGCAACAGAGATCTTGATGCAATGATGGCAGAAGATGAAGATTATGCAAATGTAGTCGAAATGGTTACTTGCGATATTGTCATCCGCAGACTGGATCAGGATGCATCAAGCAATACATACAATCTGCAGCAGGAATCACAGTCGGCTCTAGGCTATACATGGAGTGGAACATATGTGAATACCGGTGGCGGGACATCTATCCTTGATAAAGATCTCAAAAAGCTTGGACTTCGTAAGCAGAAGGCAGGCTTTATTGATTTCTATGGAGTCAGAAATGCAGAGAATTAAAGGTATTACTGTTACTCTTTATTCAAGAACGGATACAGGCAAGAGGGATGCTTTCAATCACCCAGTCTATGAAGAAAAAGCTGAAGAGATTGAAAATGTACTCGTGTCTCCTATCACAAGTGAAGACATTCTGAGCAACACCTCATTAGACGGTCATAAAGCCTCATATACGCTTGGTATCCCTAAGATGGACAATCATTCATGGGAGGATGCAATCGTTGGATTCTTCGGCAAAAGATGGCACGTAATCGGCATTCCACAGGAAGGTATTTCAGAAAATATTCCACTCAGCTGGAATAAGAAAGTGACGGTTGAAGCGTATGAATAGCAAAGTAAAATTTGAACACAATTCAAGTGGATATATCGAACTGATGAAGTCACAGGAAATGCAGAATGTGCTTTCTCAGTATGGCGAACAGATCAGGAACTCTGCAAACAGTTCAGGTCACGCTGGTGACAGCTATGAAAGCAGTACATCAGTCGGTCAGACAAGAGCCAATGTCAAGATCTATCCAGGGAATCAGCATGCTGCACGAAGCAATTCTAAATACAATACGCTTTTGAAAGCGTTAGGAAGTGTGAAAGGATGATCGTAGAAGCTGTTGTTAGAAACTATCTTGAAACAGAGCTGAAGCTTCCTGTATTTCTCGAACATGAAAAGAATATGCCTGAACAGTACGTCATGGTTGAAAGAACAGGCGGTGGAAGAGTGAACCTGCTAAACAATGCAACTCTTGCAGTGCAGTCAATCGGTCAGTCAATGTATGATGCAGCAGCACTGAATGAACGTGCCAAATCAGCTATGTATGCACTGCCTGGATCACATGGCATTTCATCATGCAGATTGAATTCTGATTACAATTTTACAGATACAGAAACAAAGGAATACCGCTACCAGGCGGTATTTTATTTAACTCACTATGAGTAGAAGGGAATAACATATGGCAACAAATAACTCAGCAAATGTTACAGCAGGAACTCCTAAAGTCGGTGGTGCTTTTTTCCACGCTCCTTTAGGAACTGATTTACCTACAGATGCGAAAACAGCGTTGGGCGCTGCATTCAAGAACCTGGGATACATTTCAGAAGACGGTTTAACTGAATCTACATCTATTGATACAAATACTGTCAAAGCATGGGGCGGAGATGTAGTAATGGTCAATCAGACTGGCAAGACAACTACTTTCTCTTTGACTCTGATTGAAGCATTGAATGAAGAGGTTCAGAAGTATACACACGGTGCCGGCAATGTTACAGGTAATTTAACTACTGGCATGACTGTAAAGAATGCTTCAGGCGAATTGGAACCGGAAGTACTAGTAGTTGAACAGATCATGAACGGAAATGTTCTAAAGCGTACTGTCATTCCAAGTGGGAAAATCACAGATATTGGAGATATCTCCTACAAGGATGGCGAACCAGTTGGATACAACGTCACTATTACTGCTTCTGTAGATGATACAGGAACAGCATCATACGATTACTACATCAAACAGGGAGAATAATAAATGATCAAGGTTACTACAAAGACAGGTTTTGAAGCGGAAGTCAATGAGAGTAAGATCCTCGACTTCCGTTTTTTAGAACAAACAGTCGAAACTGTTAAAGGCAAAGATGATCTCGACAAGATGGATGCGACTGTGCAGATGCTGAAAATGCTTTTCACTAAAGCTGACAAGGAAAGATTTCTTCAGCATGTTGCAGATCACAATGACGGCATTGCAGATATCAGTGCAGTTATGGATGAGTTCACAGAAATCATGAATCAGTGCAAAGCAGCCAATAAAAAAGTAAAAAACTGATGGTCATGGCAACCATGATTGCAACAGATGAAGACAGTCTGATCTGTGATCTTGCACAGTATTACCATGTGTTTGACTACAGATCTATGACTGTTGAGTCCGTTGCAACTCTAGCCGCAGGGTTGCCTGAAGACTCACGAGTAATGCGGAAAATATTAAAATGTAATGTTTCAAAGTCAGAACTGATGCTTGCTGCCATTTATGATGATTTGAATACTTATCTCTATTCAATGACTTCAAATGCAAAGCACGGTATCAACAGGCCAGCATCTATTGCAGAAAAATGGCTGAATACTACTGAACAAAAAGAAAACATGGCTTTTGATTCTGTCAACAGCTATGAAAAAGCCAAGCAGAGAATATTAGGAGGTGAATAATATGACAGATGGCGCAACACTAGGCAAAGCGTATATACAAATTATCCCATCTATGGAAGGCACAGGTTCTAAGATCTCTGCATTTTTAAATGGTGAAGGTGTAAAGGCAGGCAATGAAGCAGGCGAAGCAAGCGGAAAAAGTATGATGCAGTCACTGAAAAGTACAGCTGTAAAGCTTGTTTCAACGCTTGCCATCGGTGCAACAATAAAGAAAGCATTTGATATTGGTGCCGATTTAGAACAGCAGATTGGCGGTGTTGAAACTCTCTTTGCTGAAAGTTCTGCGATTATCAGAAAATATGCCGACGATGCATACAGAACTGCAGGTGTAAGTGCAAATGAATACATGAAGAATGTAACGTCATTCAGTGCTTCACTGCTGCAGGGATTAGGTGGTGATACTGCCAAGGCTGCTGAATATGCAAATACCGCAATGGTAGACATGTCAGACAATGCAAATAAATTTGGTACAGATATTGGTGCTATTCAGAATGCATACCAAGGGTTTTCAAAGCAGAACTACACGATGCTGGACAACTTGAAGCTTGGCTACGGTGGTACAAAAGAGGAAATGCAGCGCTTAATCAAAGATGCAGCTGCAGTCAGCGATTCTGTAGATGCGGAAAGCTTGTCATTTGATAACATCGTACAGGCAATCCATGTCACACAGGAGCAGATGGGAATCATGGGTACTACCAACAAAGAAGCTTCAACTACATTCAGCGGTTCCTTAGGAGCGATGAAAGCTTCATGGGATAACTTTCTAGCTGGACTTATGATGAACGGCAAGGACGGAGTTGACATGAACACGTATCTCCAGCCATTGGTTGATTCTATAGGAACATTTGTGTTCAACAATCTGATACCTGCTGTTGGAAGATTCATAGCTGCTGTATTTGAAGCAGTACCTGGCTTACTTGAGATTGGACTGAACTCAATTTCAGAAAGCATATCTGAGGCCTTTGGTGGAATAATCGATGCAGAAACAGTCAAGATAGCAATTGAATCAATAGCAGGCGCATTTGCAGCATTTGCGGCAACGGAAGCTGTCATTGCACTGCCAGGACTGATTGATAAAATCAGTACAGCTATTACAGGATTGAGCTTGAATCCGGTTTCTTTGGCTATAGCTGCCATAGCTGGAATCATAATTGCATTGACTCAGTTGTGGAACAGTAACGAACAGTTTAGAGAATTCATCACAAGCACATGGAATGCAATCATGTCTTTTCTCTCAAATCTCTGGGCAAGTATTTCTTCGACTGCAGTCAGTACTTGGAATGGCATTTCTTCATCAATTTCTGGTGTAGTAAATAAGATTTCTTCTGTTATTTCTACAGTATTCAATACCGTTAAATCTGTAATTACAAATGTATGGAATGGGATCAAAAACACTACTACATCTGTATGGAACGGAATTAAGTCAGCAATTGAAACACCACTGAACAAGGCGAAGAATATTGTCAAAAGTGTTATCGATACAATTAAAGGATTTTTCAATTTCAACATTTCATGGCCACATATTCCAATGCCTCACTTTTCAATCACTCCTAGAGGATGGGGTGTTGGTGACCTGTTGAAAGGCTCTATTCCAAAACTTGGCATTAGCTGGTATGCAAAGGCAATGAGTGAGCCTAGAATCCTGGATGGAGCACAGATTTTTGGTGCGATGGGAGGAAGGCTTCTTGGTGGTGGTGAAGCAGGCCAGGAAGTTCTTTATGGAAGAGCACAGTTAATGCGTGATATTTCCACTGCAGTGCAGGAAGCAAAGAGCGAATATAAAGACAGCAGACCAATTGTTATCAATATTTACGCTAAGGACCAGGATGAAAAGAAGATTGCTGAAGAAGTAAGCAAAATTTTAAATAAGGAAATTAAGAGGAGGACATTCTAATGGATTATTTTACAATCGGAGGAGTTAGTTCCTCCTCTTTTAATGCTTATATATACGATTTAAATGTATTTGATTCACCAAGTAGATCTGTGGACACGTATGATGTGCCTGGAAGGAACGGAACTCTGACAGTAGCTGGATCAGAGAAACTTGACAATAGAAAATTGTGGTATGACATGTATATTCCGAAATCAATGATCAGCAATGTAAGAGGGCTCACAAACTATCTTCACAGCCTCAAAGGCTATCAGCGCCTTGAGGATACTATTGAACCTGATGTATATAAGAAGGCCATGTATGTAGAAGCACTGCAACTGTCTTTGAAAACTTTAAAAGAAGCAGTGTTCAGAGTTACATTCGACTGTCAGCCTGAAAAGTGGCTGAAAAGTGGTGAACAGAAAACAGTGTTTACAAAGAATGGATCAATCAGCAATCCCACTGTGCAGACTGCTAAACCGTTAATACGTATCTATGGCAAAGGTATTGTGCAGATTGGAAACCAAACAATCGAGGTGTTGAAAGTCCCAACGGAGTATATCGATATTGACTGTGATATCCAGGACTGCTTTGAAGGAACTGCAAACCGTAACTCTTATGTATCTTTGACAGATTTTCCAGCTTTAGGTCCAGGCAGTAATGGAATTACTCTTGGAACTGGTATTACTAAAGTAGAAATTACTCCAAGGTGGTGGACACTATGATACCTAAACTGTATGAATCAACAGAGATGGAATTTGTGAGCAACGGTCTAGGATCTTTGCCTGATGCAATATCTTGCAAGGTAACAGAAGAAAGAAATGGCTGCTACGAATTGGAAATGGAATATCCAGTTGGCGGACTGCATTATGATCTGATTGAAAACAATCGAATTATCTATGCCAAGCCAAATGAGACGAGTGATCCTCAGCCGTTTGATATCAAGGAAATTACTCCATCCATGGACAAGATGACTGCGACAATCTACGCACAGCATGTAAGATATCGAATGAATGGAATTCCTGTATCTCCTTTCAGCGCACAAGGAATCAATGATGCACTTGCAGGACTGAAGCAGAACAGTCTGATCAAGCATCCATTCACCTTCTATACAGACATCGTTAATGGATCAAGCAAATTCAATGTAGGACTGCCTGGCACTTTAGGCAGTCTTTTAGGTGGAACAAAAGGCAGCATACTAGATACCTTCAGTGGTTCTGCCGGATGTGAATATGAATTCGATAGATTTGTTGTCAAACTCCATGCGCATAGAGGAACCAACAGTGGTGTATCCATCAGATATGCAAAGAACTTAACAGGATGCAAAATGGAATCATCTATTGAATCCGTCTATACAGGTGTTCTTGCGTACTGGCAGAAAAAGGAAGAAGGCAAAGAAGAGCTGTTAAGTAGTGATATTCAATATATTACAAACCATACTAGTTACCCTCGTGAGTACATCTACATGCTTGACTGCTCTTCTGACTTTGAAGATACACCGACGGTTGAACAGCTCAACGCAAAGGCTTTAAATTACGCAGTAAATAACCGTATAGGTGAGCCTTCTGTGAGCGTTGATGTCTCTTTCATCCCTCTATGGGGAACCGAGGAATACAAAGCAATAGCACCTCTAGAAAGAGTCTGTCTGTGCGATACAGTTACAGTACGTTTTGACCTGCTAGGAGTTAACGTTAAAGCTATCGTTAACAAGACAGTCTATGACGTGCTGTCAGAAAAATATGAATCGATATCTATCGGATCTGCCAAGAGCAAACTCGGAGAGACTATCAAACAGGAAGTTCATAATCAGGCAGAAGCTGTAAAGAAAGATACTATATCAGCAGTCCAAGGATCCATTGACAGCGCAGTAGATAAGATCCGTGGCGGCACTGACGGCCATGTCATTCTGTCTGTAAATGCAAACGGAGAAACAAATGAACTGTATGCATATGATGGAAACTCTTTAGAGACAGCATCCAAGGTCCTTAGATTGAACTACGAAGGCATTGCTGGAACAGATAAAGGTGTTAATGGCAAGTACAATGTTGCCATTACTACGGATGGACAAATTAATGCGACTAGAATTACCTTCGGTGAGTTGAACGGCAACCTGATTAAAGCAAATTCACTACAAATTGGAAGCTTCGATGAAGCCACTGAGAATACAATTACTTCCAGCCTTTCCGAAGCAGTAACAGAGTGGTATGTAAGTACATCTCCAACAGAGCCAGTAGGTGGTGAATGGTCTGAAACAAGTCCTCAATGGGCAGAAAACAACTACATCTGGCAGCGTTTAAAAACTATTAACAAGAAAGGTGAAATCAGTTATACAGAGCCATCTTGTGTGCAGGGAGATAAAGGCAGTACAGGAATAAGAAATCTTATAAGAAACTCTAAGACAATGATTTTCAAATCATACAGCCTTGTATCATCATCCATCAGTTCATTCTTGACTGATGAAAACGGAAATATTTTGACAGATGAATCAATGAACAGATTCATTGCATAGGAGTATATGTGGCAGATAAGAAATTAACAGAAGTAACAACAGCAACAAGCTCAAACAGTAATGATTTCGTTGTACTCATTCAATCAAATGCGGTCAAAAAAATAGAACTGTCTAAATTGAATGTTGGAATCAGTGAAGAAAGGATTACACAAATTGTTGAAGAAAAAGTGAACGATAAAATTCCTCCAAGTGCGGAAGGAGAGTACTATTAATGGCTAACAGAATTATTGATGACGTGAATCTGAAGAATATTGCCAATGCAATACGAAATAAGAAAGGTACTGCAAATCAGATGCTGCCTAGTCAGATGGCAGATGAAATCTCATCTATAAAAACTACAACATCAAGTGGCGGAACTGATACAAGTGATGCAACAGTCAACGCAAGTGATGTACTGGCAAACAAGATTGCCTATGGTGCAAGTGGTCGTATTGTCGGTAGTATGAAAAATAATGGAAGTCAGACAATCAATGTGTACAGTGCTAACACGTCTTACATTATCAGCAAAGGTTATCATGATGGCTCTGGGAGCGTGCAAATCAGTTCTGAAGACGCTTCTAAATTGATTGCTTCAAATATAAAAAGAGGTATTACTATTCTAGGCGTTACAGGTTCTTATCAAGGTAGTGCATCGAGCAGTGGTATTCAAGTCAAAACAGGAACTACTACTTCAACATCTATTTATACAGGTTTAAGTTCTATTGATAAGTTCATTATGTATTCGGATGCGATTTTGTCGGAAGGACTTGTCAATGTTGTATATGACAGTTCCAAGTCAGCCGTGACGTTAACTGTATGTGGTGGCTACAACAGTTTTGTCAAGCAGTGCAATGTAATGACACAGACAACAGGATATTCCGTAAGTGGTGGAACGTTCCAATGGACAGACAATACCGCTTTAGGAAGCTTCATGCATGATGCGACATATAATTGGATCGCAGTAGGAAATTAGCTATGTCAGTTTTCAAAGCAGTTGATACTTTAAATCCTTATGCAAAAAGCGATAAAGTTTTAAACATTATTTTAGACAGTCAGTCAGATGCGTATAGCCTGAGCAACCTTATTTACGAAGAAGGAACTTATGTTTTTGCAATATGGGTAAAGACTGATAGCAACAGTACTGTCAACTTTAAGATTTTAGGAACTGATGTATCATTTGAAGCCACAGATTCATGGCAACTATTCACAAAAAGAATCGATGCAGACAGCTCGAACAAGTCTGTAGAAATCAAGCCACAGATAAATATAAATTCATACTTTTATGAAGGTTTTCTTTCAAAAGGAACAACTTTTACAGGGTGGTCTCCTGCACCAGAAGATGTGGACGAAGACATTAATAACGCTCAGTCATCAGCAGACAAGGCAAACACTAATGCTAGTAATGCCCAGCAGAGTGCGAATAGTGCACAGAACACAGCGAACAATGCTTCTACTAAAGCTGATCAGGTAAAAGCGGATGCAGCTGCAGCAAGTTTAGCAGCACAGGCTGCCAAAGAACAAGCTGAAATAGCACAGAAGGCTTCTAATGATGCCAATGAGCTGGCACACAGTGCTTGGACTGGCGTTTCAGAACTCGCACAGGTAGTTAAGATAGACCAAGGCGGTGTAAAGGTTCTTGAAGCAGCTAATTCTAAAAACTATGCAAAAATGCAATCCAACGGTTTGCATGTTTTCACTAATGAAAATCAAGTAGCTCAATTTGGTGAAGAAAGTAAAATGAGAAACCTAGCCGTTCAAGACTATTTGATGTTTGGTGCTCATCGTGCGGAAATGAGAATTGAAGATGGAGAAGAAGGTACTGCCTTATTCCATGTAGGAGATATTAAATAATGGCAACAGAAAGACGAAATTATGACATAACTTCTCACACCAGCATTCACGTTTATGCAGACGAAACACAGGTCGATATCGCAAACAACCGTTCGTATATTAGTACCGAACTGTGGATTTATGGAAGTAGTTATTCGGCATACAATGTTGATTGTAATGTGACAGGTGGTGGTGGATACACCAATTCGCATTTGACAGCGAATGGATGGGTAAAGCTAGTCAGTGGTGGCTTCTGGGCTCCTCACAATGCCGATGGAACAGGTTCAGCTACAGTCGGGTCATATTATTCATCTGGATATGGGAATATGCCTTATGGAGAGTTTACTTTAACTCTCAGTACTATCCCAAGAGCTTCACAGCCATCTATCAATACATACCCTAATAACAGTCCAGATATTACTGCAGGGGTTGCATGTACTATTCACATGAATAAGCATGCAAATTTCACGCATAAAGTATCATACTCATTTGGAAAAAAGAGTGGAGTAATTGCTACAGGAGTTGTAGATAATTGCTCATGGACTCCACCAACATCATTGCTTGACCAAATCGGAACAGCAACAGTTGGATATGGTGGAATATCTGTTGAAACATATAGTGGTTCTACAAAGATTGGAGAAACAAAAACATGTAATTTCAATCTGCATGTGCCTAATGATTCAAATCCAATTATTGGAGATATTTCACTTGTGGAACAGCACGAAGGAGTTAAGGCAAAGAATGCGAATGTCACGGTTCAACAGATTTCAAAGAAATTAGTATCTGTACAAGTAAGTGCTAAATATTCAGCAATTATTAAGACAGTAACTTGTGACGGTGTTACACTATCAAATAATAATGGTACTTATACAGGTTATATTTCTAACAAGTCGAACGGAACATATAAAATAACTGTTACTGATAGTAGAGGTCTGCAATCTAGTAATGCAGTTGAGCAGACATTTTACGAATATGCTAAACCGTTTATAACTGCTACTTTAAAAAGAGAAAGTGAAACCTCTTCTAAAGGTGCTCTAAGTGTTAGTGGGTCATATTCTACAATTCTCAGCAATACACTTTCTATGACGATCCAGCGTAACGACTCCTCTAGTCCAACTACGGTATCTCCATCACTAAGTAATGGAAGCATATCTTATTCTAAATCTTATGCTGATTTGAATTATGTACAGAGCTTTACTGTTAAGGTAAAAGCTACAGATGGATTTGGTGAATCAGTTGAAGCAACAGCCGTATTGGGTGTTGGTCAGTATGCACTATGGATGGGTAAGTATAACGTTAAAGTCGGTGGAAAACTCAATGTCGGAAGTGATCTGACTGTTGGTGGAGCAATAATTGCTAATGGTGGTATTAGTGCCGCAAATTATAGATATAAAGGTGCTAGTCCGGCAATGCATTATGTCGCAAGTGCTTGGCATAGTGTTTATGACGGCGGTATTAAAGTTCAAATGAATTCTACACTATCTGGACATAGATTTACCCAGGTAGATGTATATGACCCAGAATATATCGAGAGCGTTAAAGATGATGGGGGCTATCCATCTGCGAGAATCAAAAAGAAAGGGCGATACTTATTGCCAACAATGGTACGTGGGACTAATGTTAGTGGAAACAGCTCATACGGATTTGGATTCACGATAAACAAAACCGACAACAGTGGTGAATGGGGATGGAATCAAATTGATATTCGATTTACTTCATATTCATGCGGTGCCTCGGCGGCATTTGTAATAGATCTAAAAGAAGGCGATATTATTCGCTATCAAGTTTTTAGTGATCTTACAAGAACTTGCGAATATCTGCAAATCGGTTTTATTTACCTAACTGACCAATAAAGGAGATACATATGATTATTGAATTAAAAAATGGAGTGCAATTCTTATTGTCTAATTATGAGGATTGCGATGATTATATTAGCTTGTCTATTCCGACATGCGTAACGCAATCAGTTCTTACGGAATTTACAGAGGAGAATCTAGAAACTGTTTATATCAAAGATGATAAGTTTAATCAAATTTCTGCATATAGAAATTTAACTTTAGATAACGACATTGGATATTCTCTACAGTTCAACCAGACTTCTTTCAATCTATCAAAATACCATTTAACGGACAGATTGAATAACATGGAAGCCGAATGTAAGAAGATTCCAAGTTTAACAGAGCAGCTTACTCAAGCACAGGCAGACATTGCATATATCAGTATTCTGTCTGATATAGATACAGGAGCAGAAGCATGAAAGCAGTATTTGATTTAGCAAAGAAGTACTATCCGAAGTACTGGAGTAAGGAACGATTAGATGTTCTCCTTGCCAAAAAGAAGCTAACTCAGGAAGAGTATGATGAGTTGATTGAAAACGGTCAAAATGGAAATTAAGATGGAAGCTATTTATAGAAATATTGATGAAAATATCGAAAAATATGAAAGCTGGCTGAAACATGTTGAAGAAGAGGAAAAAGAGTTGAAAGATAAGCTTGCATATTTAGAAGTAAATAAAGCAATCTATAGATCAGCTCTGTATACTCTTAGAGAAATGAAGCGGCAGGAACAGAAATTAGAAAATAATGGAGATAATTAATATGAGAATGAACGGAATTGATATTAGCAGTTGGCAACGCGACATTAATTTGTCAGCGATTAAAGCCGACTTTGTAATCGTAAAAGCAACTGAAGGCATTGGGTACGTTGATAAATCGTGCGATATGCTCTTTCAAAAGGCATTAAGTTTAGGCAAAAAACTAGGCTTTTACCACTTCGCTAGACCAACAGCAAACAACGATCCAATCCGTGAAGCAGATTTCTTTTACGAAAATTGTAAAGGATATTTTGGAAAAGCAATCCCAATTCTAGACTGGGAAGCCGAAAATAAACAAAATGTTGCATATGCAAAAGCGTGGCTAGATAGAGTTTATCAAAGATCTGGTGTTAAGCCTGTAATCTACATGTCGGAATCTGTAGTCAACTCATACGACTGGAGTTCTGTAGCAAAAGCTGATTATGGTCTATGGGTTGCTAAGTATAGAGATAATGCTACTGATTACAACTACAATATGGCAAATGCCGGATCACATCCGAATGTAAAGTGGTGGAAGTTCTACTGCATGTGGCAGTGGACTAGCACAGGTAGATTAGATGGATATGGCCATAACCTGGATTGCAATGTATTCTATGGCGACACTGCTACATGGGATAAGTATGTTGGTAAGTCTACAAACACAACGAAACCTCAGACAAAGCCAGCTTCTAAGACAACTGCTCAGCTCGCCGAAGAAGTAATTGCTGGTCAGTGGGGCAATGGAGCAGACAGAAAGAAACGTTTAACTGCTGCAGGATATGACTATGATGCAGTCCAAAAAGTAGTTAATCAGAAAATGACTGCTAAAAAGCAAACTGTACATGTTTACTATGTAGTAAAGCGTGGAGATACGCTGTCAGCTATTGCTTCCAAATATGGAACAACATATCAACATTTAGCACAGATTAACGGAATTGCAAATCCTAACAGAATCTATGCAGGGCAGAAGATCAGGGTGAAGTAATGGAAATCCTGGAAAAAATTATCCCTTGGTCTATCAGTCTAGTATCGTTGATTATTCTGACCATCACATTCTTTAGAAACGGAAGCAAAGAACAAAAAGAAGATATCAAGCAGGAAGATACAAAGTTTACGGATATTGAAAAAAGTCTTTTGAAAGCAAATTTAAAGTTAGACCAGCTGTGTGCAACTACTTCTGAAACAAGAACAGATATCAAGAGTTTGAATAAAGACTTAAACTCTCTAAGCGGAAGAGTGACAGTTGTTGAACGTGATCTAAAGACTGCTTTTGAAAAAATTGATGAATTGAAAGGAAAAATAGTATGAACTGGAAAGTAAGATTTAAAAACCCACTATTTATTGCTCAGATGATCCTTGCAGTACTGACACCAATCCTTGCTTATGCAGGTTTGACGGTTAAAGACCTGACTACATGGCAGGCACTTGGTGATTTGCTAATGGGTGCATTGAGTAATCCTTATGTGCTTGGATTAGTTGTAGTAAGCGTATTCAACGCAGTGACGGATCCAACCACAAGTGGAGTTGGAGACAGTGAACAAGCATTGACATATACAAAACCTAAAGAATAG